TAAGGTTGTTGAGTTAGACATAAGATTCTTTCACTTCCCACCCTTTCTATGGTGGGGGTTATCGCTTTTCTTTCAGTTTGAGCACCTGCACCCAGTCTTCATCTCGGCCAGACGCTTTGGCCTGGGCAAGAGCGGCGGCGTATTCGTCGCCTCGGACTTCGGGTCCAGTTGAGGGTGAGAGTCCGCTGTTGGAAGCATGTCTCGCCATCGAGGCTACTGCTTGCTGCTCTGACGCGCTGCGCTCGGCTTGGGCCAGGGCCTCCACTGAAGCGAGAAATTCGCTCAGCTTTGGTGCTTGCCCTAAGCGTCCCTGCGTAGCGTAAGGAGTCACCACTTGCTCATAGAGCTTGTGGATGCGGTCGTCATAGGTTCGGTCGTACTCAGGCGACTTTGGATTTAGTCGAGGATTTTCCGCTTCGACTAGTCGAAAGTCAGCGGTTAATTCCGCTAGCTCATCCTTGCGTCTGAGTTCGTCTCGAAGGGCCTGGACTTCGGCTTGCACCCCTTGAGCGGCTTGGTTCGCCGTCAACCGTGAGATGTCATACGTCTGAGCGGTTAATTGCTCAAGCGTGATCTCACCGTTGTTGTACGCAGATTGGGCAGCCTGGTAAGTGGGAGATTCCCACGGAGGCGTGGCCATTGGCTGGGATTGAGCGACTGGGGCTTGCGTTTGGCCTTGGGCTTCACGCAGCTTCTCAGTGAGCTGCTTTATCCGGCGCTCTGCGCGGTTGGGTCGTCGTTCCTCTGATTCGGAGTCACTGGCCGGTGAGTCCTCAGCAGATTCTTGACTTGCTTGTGGTTCTGAAACGGGCGAGGTTTCAACATTGGCTTCATCCCCAACGTTTTCGTTTTGCGCCTGTGGTTGTAGAGACTCTTCGTCCATAGCAACCTCCTTTGTGAATAACGCCCGCGTTAACGGCTCATGGCGACGCCGGGAGTAGATCGACTCCTTGGGGGAGACAGAGCGGGCTGCCTGCCCCAAGCAATCGGCCTACAAGTCCTTCAGAATCGGAAGACCCGCTTCATCAATTCCAACGAGTTGCCGTTCCACACCAATATAGGTAGCGTGTCCGAAAGCGCAGGATCGACAACGAAGATATGGGCCTTCTTGCTTCCACTGGTGGTGGACTTCGAAGATGGGCTCGGGGACTTGGGCTTCGATGGTTTCTGGCTGCTCATCAGGATTTGTCTCCAAATCGTTCGTAGGTGGCTCTGACACGATCAAGCTCCTTCTGCATCTCATCGGCGACGTGCTTGCCCAAGAGCCAGACTTCGCCAATCTCTTCCTTGCTCATCGCGGCCACGTTGTAGCCAGCAAGCGTCCGGTAGTCGCTGATGCGGCGCTCCCAGTCTTCTTTAATCAAGGTCCAGCCAGGATGCTCGGCTAAGTCCGCTATGGCCGCGTCTGACTGTTTGAAGGCGTCTTCCTGGGCCTGGACGATAGCGGTAGGCTCAGAGGCAAATGAAAATGATTCGGGCTCAATGCCTTGGTTCATTGGCTCAGTCCTCCGGTGATCATCTGGTGCGCTTGAGCAATGGCCGGGTCTTGGAAGTTGGGTTGCATCCGCTCAGGCGGCGGCGTTGGGTTGTGGTTGGGATCAGGCACGTTAATACCAGGAATAGCTGGCACGCCATCAGGCGTCATTTGCATCGGTTGCTGTTGACCGGCGCTGGTAGCCGCCGTCTTGGTCAGAATCTTCTCGGTGTCGTCAAAGCCTGAGGTGATCATCCACTGCTTCATCAGTTCGCCAAAGTTGAGTTCATACCCCTCTTGCTGCAACATCGGCTGCAACACAGCTGCGCCCTGAATGAAGGTGTTGATGACTTCGGTGAGCGCTTGGTGCTGCTCGCCCTGCTCTTGCTTTAGGGTCGATGAGGCATCAATTGAGAAATTAAACTTGACGCCTTTGAGAAGCTTGGGATTCACCTTCAGCATCCCTGCTTTCTCGGAGTCATAGACCTGCACCACATCCTCATCGGGATAGGCTTCCTGAATCCGTTTTACTTCCTCAGGGAAGAGCAAGGGGACATCGGTTGAGGTGTCCATGTAGAGGGGCACCAGGTTCGCCATGCGGCCAACCAGCTCCTCAATGCACTGCTCCATGAAGAAGCGATCCCAGTTGTCTCGGGCGGCTTCCCGCACTTGCTGGGCTTGAATGGCTTGCGGCGTTTTGCCAAAGCCCACATCGGTATTGGATGAAACTGCGGTGTCGGTGGTGCCTTGAAGATTCAAAAGTCCTGCGGTCAGCACGTCCCAGGTGGGCTGGAAGGTCTGGAGTCCTTGTGGTGAGACAGCCAATGGGGTAATGGCGTTGGGTGATTTGACTTGCCACTTGGCGGCGGGGCTCCACTGAATGGATGAAGGCGCATCGACCTGAGCGGTGTTAATCATCAGCGGAGGCATGATACCCATCTTGACCGAATCGAGGTAGAGGTTCAGCAATGAGTTGCGAGCGTATTGGAGCGTCTTGCCGCGTTCGTAGTCGCCTAGGCCGATGATTGAATCCAACAGCGGAATGCAGTGTTTCAAAATGACGGGGATCTTGCCGTTTTCGTGAGGATTGGGAATATCTCGAAGCTCCGCCCATTCAAACTCCGGGCAATAGGTGATCCAGTGACCCTTGGCTCCAGACTCGTAGCAGGTGACGAGTTCCACTATGGCGGAGTCGCCTTGGTTTAACGCTCCTGATTGGAAGTTGTTGCGCTCGATGAAGCTTCGGCGTTCTGGGCCATTTAAGACTGGGTCTTTGGCGGTTTGGTTGGCTTGCTCGACCAGGTAATCAATCGCATCAGCGTTCCAGCCATCTAACCCTTTGCGGCTCTTGACCCAACTCACTGATCTTCGAGCGGCCAACATCACCCAGTCAGACTCTTGGATGGAGACTTTGCCCGGTTGGGGGAAGAAGTCGCGCATGGGGTAGAGCCAGCAATCAGGGCCTTGGTAATCATCATCATCGCGCCAGTCGTAGAACATGGCTTGTGAGCCGTAAATCTTGGAGTACAAGTTCCACATCCGCAGCTTGGTCAATAGATCAAACTGGGAGTTGGCATGAGGCAGCACGTAGCGATCCCAGTAGGTCTGCATGATTTCGCTCTTGCCTTTATCTGCTTTGGTCAGCGCCTGGAAGGTGCCAGTGGGCATCTGGGCCATGACGCGCGCAGTGGATTCAAGGGCAATGGTGGGAAGCCGACCATCGTTCACTTTGGAGATAACAGCGTTTTGGGCGTCGGCTTTGGAGAGGGATTTAGATATGTGCATCGCCTCAGCATCGTCCCAGCGAGCACGCATCTTGGCGATGTAGCTTGCGGACTGTTGGAAGCGTTGCATCATCTCGTTGCCGCGCTGGGTGCGAATGAACGGAGCGGACGCAACGGGTGATTTGGGTTGGGCGGTCTTGGCGGACTTGGGCATAAAAAAACGAAGGTGCGAGCCGATTGGCTTGCCCTCCGTGCGTGGTTCAGGTCGGGATGTATTTCCTTTAGTTTACCATCTAACGTCAAGTGCTGGTAAGACGTTCATAGCCTTGCTGCACCACCCGCGTCACTTCGCCCTGGTTGAAGACAACAGAGAAGCTGCGCGTGCCAGAGAAGCGTTTATCTCGATCCACTTTGATTGCTTCGAGGATGAACCGAAGCGCGGCCTCGGTGGTTTCAAACCGGTGCTTCTGGGCGGCGTTAATCACTAAGGATGCGGTCTTGCCCTCATGGCGCTGGAAGGTCACTTCCACGTCGCCAAAGCGCACGGCGGAAAGTATCTTGGTGAGTTCGTCCAAGAGTGGCTCGTCAGTCATCGTCCTCCATATTGGCTTCCTTTAGCAGTTCTTCAATCTCCATAGCTTCCTCGAAATCTGCATCCGTTGGCTCTTCGACAATCGTCACTGTGCCGTCCTCATCCTCATGAATCATCATGAAATTGAATTCGAAGAACTGCTTCCGGTACTCGTCAATCTTCTTGTTCTTCTCTTGTTGGATTAGTTCTTCAATGGTCATACGCCGTAAAACCCTCCCTCAGTGAATATGTTGGTGTCATCGGGATAGCTTTCAAATGGTCGAGGTGGCTCGTAGTTGACAGCCAGATACTCGGTCGCGGTGCGATGGTGAGAGGTCCAGTCGTGAATTGGCAGCACAATCGGGGTTGTTGCTTGCGAGGTCTCTTGTCGTTGAGGGTAGCGGGCATTCTGAATGCACTCAAGCCAGTAGTCAGTTCGAGGATTGCGATTGACTTCAAAACCTCCCTGAAGCATCACCTTGGTCTTTTCGCGCCGTGAAGCGAAGTCGTTTGATTCTGGCTTGGTCTGAATGTAGATGCCGATTGATTCCAGCTCTTGACGGGTGGTGGTGCCTGTCAGCAACGAGCGCTTTGACACGTCAGGGTCGCCATACTCAACCGCATTGCGATAGACCTTGAGCGCTTCAATGTCTCTGAGTTCTTGCTCGTTGTAGGTGAAGAGCGAATTGATCGGTCGTCCCACAAACGGGAAATACCATTGAATCGGTCGGTCGCTGTTGGTGTAGCAATCAACGAGTCGCGGCGTGCCTGAAGCAGGATCAAACTGCCAGAGCTGAAAGGCGACGCCATCAAGTCCAAAGTCCCAGGTGCGATACAGTCCCCATCCAGGCACAAAGGGAAAGTCGCCCACTGTGGCTTGTCCCACCTCGGGATAAACCTTGCCCGTGATCGATCCCTCCCAGTTGATCATGATCTCTCGGGCGAAGTCTTCATCTGACCTGCGGGCTCGTTCTCGATCCAACCACGCTTTGGTCTTGCGCGGGTCTTTGGCATAGTCGAGGGTGATGACTTTAATCTTCTCGCCATCCGAGCCTTTACGCAGTCGCTTGGCTTTTGACGGCTTTATCCCTGGAGTGGTCAGCACGATCCGGCAGTTGGTGGTGTCAGCGGTTGCGCCCCATGCAGCAGCGTCATTGTCCCAGAAGGCAAACTCATCCATCACAATCACGGTGCGCCTGGAGCCACGAGAGAAGTTGGGATTGCTTGATTCCCCTGAAATGATGTTGCCGTTCTCGGGATTGTTGAGCGACATGAAGGTCTGATGCTTCTTGAAGTCAAAGCCCTTGGGCAGCATGAAGCCTGGCATGCGTCTTAGCATGTACTCGATCTTGCCAAAGAGTGATTCTTCACGGTTGGTGATTTCCGTTGAACCGGTGGAGTCAACGTAGTCCTCTTTGCGAGAACCGATGAGCGCGTTGAATCCTGGACGGTAGAACCACATCCAGAGAACAACAGCCAGCACGACGTAGGTGGCTCCCATCTCACGACACTTCTCGATGAAGAGATCATTGCCGGTCTCAATCGCCTCGATGATGTCGCGGATGAGTTCTTTTTGAAACTCGTAGGGGTGAAACTCAAGGTGAAACGGTGGGCGTTTGGGGTCATAGGTATAGAGGAAGTAATCAACAAAAGCGACGCAATCCTGCCGTGCTTCTTCAACGCGCTGGAGGATGAGCGATTCGACTTCAGTCCGTTTTTCCAATAAGTCGTTTGAGTTGTTCATCAGTGATGTTCAAATTGTTCTGCGTGCCGATAGTGGGTTGAGCAAGTGATCCAAAGAGCTGCTTGGCCTGCATCACCACTTGAACGGTCTTGAGCTGCGTGGGAGCGTCATCGACTTCAATCAGACCTTGTTCCTCGGCTTTGACGATCTTTCCATCCTTAGTCACGAGAATAGCGGCGTTGGTGGCGCGTTTGGCGTCCATGAGTTCTTCAAGCTTGTTGATGATGCGGGTATTGCTGATCCGTTCGTGCAGCTCTATCTGAAACTTCTCGGCCAAGGGTTTAACCCCCGGCTGCTCAAGGACGTCTCTTGTTACGTTTATCAGGGTGTTCTCGCTATAGCCAGCTGCTCTCCCTGCTTCAGTTGCATTGGCGTCGGGATTAGCGGCGAGGTAGTTGACGAACTTCACTTGCTTGTCAGTTGGTTTTCTTGGCATAGAGATATTGTATCACTTTCGCCTATATTGCCTGTTTTCGCGTCATGAGGCTAAAAAACGAGGCACTACAAGGGGTCTAGCAGCGACGAAAGCTTGGGTGGTGGCACACTGATACCTTTGGTTTTTACCCTGGATAGAGTCCGTCACTTCTTGGCATTTTGCTGTGGCAGCTCGCACACAGCCATGTCAAGTCTCGTATCGGCTTCTCTCTGCCCATATTCTGATAAGCCTTCTTGCTTCGGTGATGCGCTTGACTGCCCTTGTCTCCACACCCGGCACACAGGCCATAGAACGCCTTCTTAGTTGCATCGCGCTTATGCTGCCATTGCGGTTGAGCCATCCACCATAGCCAAGCCGCACGATAGCCCTGGGTCTTTCTCAGGTACTGGATGTGACGTACAATCCTGGCCTCTTCCGAGGTCTTCCACAGAAACAGACCCGCAACGATCAAACAAAAGCAGATGAGGATGAAGGGGTAGGTGATATCCACATATCCACATTACCACTATGACTTGACAACATTAGTGTGAGATAATAGGATAGTCAGTACGGGTGGTTACTAGGGGTGAGACATGAGAGGGATTAATCCCCGAACCGGACGAGCTTGGTGCATATCTTGGCGGATGCATCAGGCTTGTGGTCGTTTTGGAGGGTAGACAAAGGGTCGTAATCGAGCTCGCAAGGAGTGACGGCGACCCGTTGTCTGTTCTTCAAAGGAATGTGCGTTTATTGCACATTGCTAGTCAGCGAGACGGACATAGGCATGGGTGTTGTCCTGCCATGTCACCAGGTTAATCTCGTTGTTGCGTCCAATGCGGGTGATGCCGGATCTAAGTCCGCGCAGTGATTGCCCTTCTTCTGGGGCGACTTTCAAGACTTTGCCGGGCTTCAACTGCTTCAACATGGCCACCGTGTCACTGGCCTTCTTGCTCTGGGCCTTGGGGGGCTTCGGCGCTGAGGATTCATCGATCAACTGGAAATCCATGGTTCTTCTCCTTTCAAGAGAAGTGTAAATGAAAAGCCCAAGGTAAACACCCTGGGCTTAAGTTTGGTTGGAGGCAGTTTCAACCGTGGCCGTTGGTCGAAACGTTGAACCTCCTTAGGCGAAGATGTTCTCGCCGTAGTTGATTGGCGTCATGGCCTGACGAAACTCCCAGAGACGCCACTTGGGATCATCGTGATTCCTGTGGAAGCGCCTGTGGCAACTCGGATGAGCGGGAGCCAGATTGGCCTGGTGCTTGCCCTTGACATAGCGACGGGGCGTGATGTGGTGCTGTTCGTGAGGGCCAACAATCGACTCTCCGCAGAAAAAGCAAATCTTCACAGCCGCCGTCCTTTGTGGTAGGCCCGGCTGAACTCGATCACGACGGCTTCGCGCTTTTGGCGCTTGCGTTCGCGGATGCAGCGAGCCTCCTCGAAGTCCATCGCCACCAAGATCACGCCGGTGAGCTCATCCAGGTAGAGACGGCAGGGAATGCCGTGCTCGTTGGTGTAGGCCCGAAGAAAGGTCGGTGAGCAGTTGCGGATGCTCTTCATGCCGCCACCGCTTCCGGCACCTTTTTCTTGGCTTCCTCGGCCAGGTGCAAGTCCGCGGTGATCTGCTTGACCAGTGCTGAAACCTTGCGGGTGACGGCCTCCAGGTCCTCCGTGGTGAAGTGGTAGGAGAGGAGGTAGTCGCGGGCGGTCTCGTGCTCGATGCCCAGGCTTCGACACAGCACGTAGGTGACTGATTCAGCCTCCCACTCGCGTTGATCGCGGGTGAGGTTGTCGCGCTGGTCGGGGCTGCCATGAGCAACGTGGTGGACGTATTCATGCAGCGCGGTGGTGAGCTTGTAAAAGGGCTGGAGGCGCTCGTTGATGAAGACGTTGCTGTTGGAGTACATCCCGTGGACGCCTTCGGGCATCGCGCTTTCGGTCATGGCCACGCCCTGGGTGAAGGCCCAGAGGCGGACATGCTCGTAAAGGCTCTGCCAGTCGCCGTGGACCGGGGCAAAGATGGTCGGCGGCTGCTTGGCGGGGTATTCCTTCGTCTGAGAGATGTCAAAGACGAAGGTGGCCAGGTAGCCGATCAACCGCTCCTTGATTTCGCCGGTCTCTTGATCAATCTCCTTCTTGAGCCAGGGGGCGCGAATCGCCAAGCCTTTCTCACCGGGTTTGACGGTGAAACCCAGCTCGGCCCACTTTTTAAATCCAGCCACCAACGTGGCGTCGGGGCGTTGCAGGTAGATCAGGATGCTGTTGCCGATGGAGTACTTCCAGAAGCGGGAATAAAACTCCAGCATCTGAAGGTACTTGTCGGTGTGGCCCTGGGAGAGTTGAAAGCTCAAATCCTCCAGCGCCTCGTCGATCTGATCGGTCAGAACTTGCGCTTTTTCAGCGCTCGACAGCCCACTCAATTTCTCTGCTCCTAGCACTTAGCTACCAATGAAGGCATTGGCACCATCAGGGCTAGGAAAGCGGCGAGTGGTCAGCTAGGGGAGAGACTGGGAGACAACATTGAGGTGGGCTCCTACGCCCTTCAGTTCAATTGCCTTGAGGTTATATGCCTTCGCGGCCTCTCCTTCATCTTCAAATTTACCAATGTAGATTGTGTGATAGTTGTGTCCGATGACCGCGACCCATTTGCTTGATCTTCTATCCCATCGAACTCCTCGGTATGGAGACTTTTTCAATTCTCCCTCATGCCAATACGATAGATTCCATTGCCTTTGACACTCTCGACAAGTCCGCTTGGTTCCCTCCCTGGTCCATCTTGTATTCTCTTGAGTGAACTGGTGACCGTTAATGCAGAAGTTGGTAGTGATCGAAGTAAAAGCGCTTGAGGCAGGGGTAAGTGCAATATGTTCTCTGCGCGTAACTGGTTTTAGATGATCTGGATTGACGCACCAAGGGTTTTTACATTGGTGGTGAAGCTCTTTGTCTGTGATGTCATCGGACTTACAAATAGAGAAACAAAGGCGATGGCACTGAACCGGCTTTCCGCTTAGATTAAATTCTCCATAACCTTTAGTCTTCGCACCCTGCCACTCCCAGCAACCATTCGGTAGTGCAGCGATCTTAGAAAGGAATCTATGCAGGTCTTTTGCTGATAACTCCATAAACCTCCAAAGTCTTAAAAAGTAAAGGGGGAAAGCGTCCCCCGGCGCGTCTACATCTCCGAGTAGTTGCCTCCGTAATTGTCCATATCTGGCTCGTCGTACATGCCCTGGTCAATCGGGTTGAAGGCGTCCAGGTCGAAGCCGCCATTGATGGAGTCCTCATAGGCCGACTCCAAATGGCTGTCTTCTGGTGGATCTTCGTCCTCTCGCTCCTCGTAGTGCTCTCTTGCTCCGTCGAGCCATGGCCGTTGCCAGAGTGGGGTTGTCATAACTCACCTGCAATTGCACGCTCGTAGTCGCGGCGCTGGTCGTAGGCTCCAAACGTGGTGATGCTTCTCACGAACCGGTACAGCCGTTTCAGCCTGGTCATAGCTGCCTCTCTAGCTTGTGTCCCTTGATTGAGAGTCCGAGCGGTGAGAGTTCAACGCCGGTGACGATGGCGTCATCAATCAGCGCTACCAGAGGGATGAACCGTGAGAAGCTCATGAAGGCCTCAAAGAATCCCTCGATCAGCTCCAACTCGACGTTGACTTCCATGACAGGCACGATGAGGCTGTCTGGCCGTTGGAGGGCCAAACGCACCAACTGCTTCAACTGTCTCTTCCTTCTAGGAGGGGCTAGTGCTTTCGCGTCCTCCCGCCAGTAACCTCTCGAACGGGCGATTAACTCCCGTATGCGGCGGTGATCAACCGACAGGGTTACTGGAGGGAAATCACGAAGGGAAAAACCACCTCGCCCTCAGAGTCAACCGAAGCTGACTCTGGAGCAGGACTGGCATCTCCAGCCCTTTCAGGCTGAAGGCGAGATGTTCTTTCTATGCGGGTGTCAAAGTTCACTTATCGAGCCGGTTAGTCGCGATTCCCCGATATTTAGCACGGGCTACCCTTCTGGGGCGTGGTACCTGGATCTGCATGTGCGCGTTTCGCCTCGGGCTGCTAACTCGCTAGCGCACGCCAGCGGGCGACCTAAACCTTAGAACCGGCTCAGTGGAAGGTGTGAGGCTTTGAGCCCTCGTATATAAGGCACCGTCACGCCCTCCCCAAAGACGGCTCGTATCAACCTTCCGCCCTTGGTGGACAAGCAGAAGGCTGGTATGAACCGTCTCTCATCTTAGTGGAGGGCTCGCTATGGATTATCGGGCTTTCCAACTTGGCCATGGCCATCGGTACTTGCCCTCAAGCCCTCCACTAAAACCGTCTCTCTTCTTCCTACTATACGCTTTACAAACTGTTTTCGCTCTAGCGCGTCGTTGCTACTCGCTAGCGGCTGACATAACAGATGCCGTAATAAGAATCACGCTGCAAAGCATCAATGCTGCCGAGACGCTCTCTAGACCCACCTGTTCGACTATTCCGGATGAAATGACGCAGAGTAACCCTGATGATAAAAACAAGTACTTAGGCTTCATGCTCTCCTGTTCTAGTAGTCGTTGGCTACCTGGACTGCTTC